TCTTCAGCATCTCTAGCTGCTTCTTCTTCTGCTGTGAAAGGAACTATGTTCCCATTTATGTTGTGATGTCTTGCCATATCTTTTTATACTCCTTTGTTAAAATTTATGCAATACCTAAAGGCATTGATTGTTAAGCAATACCATAAAGGCAAATATCTCCACTATCTATATTACCTGATGAAAAAGAAAACTGTATAGCATCAACTGCACTTGTTGTATTTCCATACCCAGCTACATTAGTACTCATAAAATAAGGTTCACTATATTTAAAATTACTATTTGTTTGTGAAATATAATGTTTTACAAAAGTTGTACTACTTGGATTAAATAAATGTAAATAACCTGATACAGTTTGATCGCTGTCATTACCAGCTTCACTACTTATATTTTGAACTCCTGTTGATTGTGCTAAATCTCTAGCTGTACTATAATTTAATTCAGCACCACTACCACTTTCTCCTTGTTGGGTAAAAAAAGCTGATGAAGTTTTAGTAACATTATAATTTGAACCACCATCAACACTTAAATTAAATGAAAAAAAAGGATTTTCACTAGCTGGGTGTATATCTTTAAATGTAAATACATATTCCTTATAAGTATTATCCAAGACAACAGAACTTGCACCATCAACAAAAGATAAAGTAGCAGAAGATGATGCTGTTAGCTTTTTAATAAATGTCATACTGCCTAAACTTGATATAGAACCAAAAGCAGTTGCGTTCTTTACTCCATTATTATTTAGTTTAATAATTGACATTAGCAAATCTCCGATTTGATTATGTTACACATTAGCTATCCTTAATTCCATAGAGTTTAATTGTACCACTATCTATGTTGCCACTAGCCATTTTAAAAGATACTTCATCAATAGCTGAATTAGTATTAATATATCCAGCAGTATATTGTTCATTTGCATAACTTTGTTGAGTGCTACAAACTCTAGCTATAAAATGTTTTATGAATGTCGTAGAACTTGGGTTAAATAAATATAAATAACCAGCAGCACTTTCATCATTACCATTAGTACAATTAATTAAATTTTGATAACCTGTACCTTGTGCTTGATCTGCACCAGTTAAATATCTTAAAGCAGCAGCACCACCACTTTCAGCATGATAAGCATCAAAAGCAGTTGATGTTATAGTTTCATTAAATCCTGTTTGACCACTAACATTAACTTGAAATTGAAAAGCAACATCATTACTTGCTGGATGTATATTATAAAATTTAAACAAATAAATAGGATAAGTAGAATCTAAAACTACATCTGATGTTCCATCTTTAAAATCAACAGTTGCTGAACCACTAGCAGTTAAAGTTTTAATAAGTGTCATAGCTCCACTTGGTATTGAAGAAGCAGAGGTTACAGCACTTATGCTATTGTTGTTGTATTTAACTAATGCCATGAGCAAACCTCTTTGCGAATGTTGTTCATTTATGATACCCCATATAATTTTATTACTCCACTATCTATGTTGCCTGTATCCATTTTAAATTGAATTGCATCAACTGCTGATGTAGTATTTCCATATCCAGCTATATACGCATTTTGAACATAACTTGGAGTTCCAGAAGTATTAGTTACAGCACTTGCAATAAAATGTTTTACAAAAGTTGTAGAGCTAGGATTAAATAAATGTAAGTAACCACCAACATTTGAATCACTAACAATACCAACATTTCCAGATATTGTTTGAAATCCAGTTCCTTGTGCTAAATCTACACTTGTATTATATGCTAATGCTGCTCCAGCATCATTTTCTGCATGATATGCTTGAAACCAAGTTGTAGTTTTAGCTACATTATAATTAGAGCCAGTATCTACACTCATATTAAATTCAAATTTTTTATCATCAGTACTTGGATGAATATTATAAAACTTAAACACATACTCATCATAGGTGCTATCAATACCAGATGTAAAAGATATTGTAGATGAACCAGATGCAGTTTGTGTAGAGATAAGGTTTAATGCTCCACCACTTAAACCGCTTGGTGTAGCTGTGATTGCTGATAATGAATTATTATTTGCGAAGTTAAGAGCCATGTCTTACTCCTTTGGATTATCTGATTTAATTTGTGCTATTCTTGCTTTCCAAGAATCAATACCTTGTTCATTAATTTCTTCTAATTGTTTATCCCAAGAACCATATAAAGATTTTCTTGTTGCTATAACTGTTTGATTACTTTCTTTTGTGTTTCCAGCAGTTTCATAAGTTGCTAATTGTTCTGCTGTTGGTTTTGCAATATCGTAACTCCAAGATTTAATGTAATCTCCAGAGCCATCATTTTGCAAAGATACTTTTGTATCATTCCAAATTTTAGAATTAGCTTCTAAATAAAGTTTTGTTTTTGTGTAAAGTGTTGCCATAATTTATCCTTCTTATTCTATTAATTTGTATCCCATAAAGTAACTTACATCACTTCCACTCATTACATCTGTTGAACTTCCATATTGATGACTTATAAAAACTTCAAAATAATCTGTAGTGTTATGAGTAACAATTCCTGAAACTGTTGTACTTTCATAATGTTGATAAGAATTTTGTTGTCTTAATACACCTGTTCCATTTTTACTAATTTTTATTGTATAATTATCAAAATCAGTTGCACCAAAAAGTCTAACACTTGCTACAAGAAAACTTTTTCCAGAAAATCCTGGTGTATATCTATAGTTAGTAGAATTATCAAAATTATTATCAGTATCAAAATTTTCTGTATTATATTGAACTTTAGTTTCTGTATTATTTGAAATACTTTGAGTTCCATTTCTATAAACACTAAAAGCTGGAGTATTAGCACCACCAGCAGCAGCAAAAGTATTATCTCCTCTTAAAAAGGTTGTAGCATCTTTAGTTCCAGTAGCTGTTAGTTTGGCAAGTGAAACTGTATTGTCAGATGGTACACCAAGATCAAGAACTGATCCTAGTATATGAATAAAGTTTATAACATCACCTGTAACTAGGTTTGATGCAAAAGTAATTGTTGAACCAGATACAGTATAAGAACTACCTGGTGCTTGTAGTACACCATTCAAAGATACTAACATGTGATTAGCAGTTTCTGGTGATACATTAACTCCACCTACTTGCATAGTGTATGCAGCTTGACCATTGACTACTGATATTGCATCGCAGACTTGAAAGTTTCCTATTTGTGGTTCTCTACCTATATAACTCATTTGGGGTATTTATCCTTTGTTGTTTTAATTGTAGCTTTCCAAGCATCTATTCCATTGTGATAGATGTCGTCTAATTGATCTACAATAGATGGATATTCTTTTGCTCTATTTCTTTGATACTCTACATTGTCATAAGCAGTTTGTAATTCTGTTTGTTTTGCTTGAATGTCAGAAACAGATATTGGTGTTGTTTCATTATGCCATTCGATAGTATTTATATCTTCTTCTGTATAAACAAATTCTGCATTTGGATTTATTGATTTGATTGCTTCAGCTATTGTAATCATTATGTTTCAATCTCCTGTACTAATAAATAAGAATTTGCAGCACTACCTTTACTTAAAACAGCAGTATTTCCTTCTGGTTCTCTACCTTGAACTTTTATTGTTACTTGTGATGTAGTATTATGGTCATCTAATCCAATTATTGTATCAAATAAATGAAGATTAGAACTACCTTGAAGATAATAAATTGAGCCATAACTACTTGTAACAGCATTACTTACAACAGTTGTACTATCTCTTAAAATTTTACTATTCCAACCTATATCACTTGCACCACCAGATGTTGTTGGTAAAGCAACATTCATATAAGCAGTTATTAAAAATTTTGATGTTTGACTAACAGGAGTTATATTCACTGTTAATCCTGTTAAATCTGTAAAAGTAGCAGTAGCAACTGTTTGTTCTGTACTTGCTGTTGTTAAACTTGTTTGTAATAATTTTCCACCACCAATTAAACTTGCATCTAATCTTTTAAGAGTACCAGAATCACTAATTAAAAATTCGTCTGTATCTGCAGGAGCAACTGCTAAAGCTGTCTGACCAGTAATAACTGCTGGATCAAGATCACTTGCAACGATTGCTTTGTTAGCTGGTTTGTTTCCAATGTAAGCCAATTAAAACTCCTATGTAATTTCCATTATAGAAAGTGTGCCTGATAATTTATCAGCAACAGAACAATCTATTTGAATTTTATCTCCAGCTTCTAATACAACTTTACCACCAGATAAAAGCTCTAATGAACTTCCAGATGGTATAGATACATCTTTAACTAACATTGATGTGCCATTAGCTACATTGTTAGCACCACCTCTATTTGATGTTGTAGAAACTAATTCTACTTCTGCTGTGATTGCTGTTGTATGAATATTTGCAAGTACCAATCCTAATACAACTGTTGTCGTACTAGTTGCTACTGTGTACATAACATAAGGAGTTCCTGCTGAAGCAGGTTCTGCTGCAAATGTTACTGTCTTAAATGTGTTCGCCATTTTTTTTGTTACTCCTTAATTATTGTTTTATATATTATCCTAAAGCTATTGCAAGAGCTGTAGGGTCGTCAGTTGAAAATCCTTGAGCTGACATTAATGTTACTACTCTTGATAAAGCTGCTTTTCTATTAGTACCACCAGCTCCATCATCTACCACAATTAGATCAGATGTAGTTAGGTCTGCACCAATATCTGTACCACCATCAATATCCATAGCTGCTAATGGTAAAGTTCCTGTATCACCAGTTCCAATTAAAGTTCCTGTAGCAGTTGGTAATGTTAAAACTGCTGAACTAGCTGCCGAATGTGGAGCTGCTTGTAATGTCTGTGCATGAGCATTTGATGATTCACAATAAAATTTTACTTTAGAAACACTACCAGTTCCTGTTTTAATTTCTACTAAACCATCTGTAACAGCCACACCACCTGATGAACCATCACCATCTAATAAAACTTTACCAGATCCATTAGGTAATACAGATATATTACCATTAGATACTGATACAATATCAGAAATAACTGGTGAAGTTAAAGTTTTGTTTGTTAAAGTTTGTGTACCAGTAAGAGTAACATCACCAACATTAGATGGTTGAACAACTGTAAATACAATATTTACTGAACCAATAGAGCCAGAGTTATCAGTAGTGCATAAAAATATTTTATCTGCATTAGTTGAACCTTCTTGAACAATAACTAATTGTCCTGCTAATTCTGCAACAGTATCATAATCTGTATCTCTTGTAGCAGTACCAGAAGCTACAACATTATATATACCATTTTCAGTAGCATCTGTTTGATCTTTTACTAAAACTTTATTTCCTGTAGCAAGTGTAATACCATCTAATGTATCACCATTTTCTAAAGCATTTGATAAATTAATATTTGCTGTTGTTGCTACTCTTGTAATAATTCTTGTTTTTAATCCTGTAACTAAATTATCTACATAATTTTTTGTAGCTGCATCTGAACTTGCTGAAGGTGAGCCAAGACCTGTAATTGTTCCACCAGATATAGCTACACTATTTGAAGCTTGAGTTGATATAGTTCCTAGTCCTAATGATGCTCTAGCAGTTGAACCTGCCTCTGCTACCCATGTTGAACCACTACCAACTATAAAATTACCATCTGAATTTGATAAACCACCTATAGTATTTAAATTTGCATTTGATGCACCTTTTGCATCTAGTTGTGTTTGAATATTTGAGCTAACACCATTTAGATGTCCGAACTCTGTATTAGATATTGTGCCATCATGTATTTTAGTTGCATCAATAGCAGCACTAGCATTGATGTCTGCATTAACAATTGCACCATCTGTTATTTTAGCAGAAGTAATTTGTGAGTCTGCAATTTTTGCAGTTGTAATTTGAGAGTCTGCAATGTGTGCAGTATCTATACTGCCATCAACATAATGTTCAGAGTTAATACTATCATCAGCTATTTTTGTACCATCTATTGCATCAGCAGCAATTTTAGCTGTTGTAACATTTGCATCTGTAATTTTAGCAGTAGTAATTTGTGCATCTGCAATATGAGCTGTATCTATTGAACCATCTACATAATGTTCTGAATTTATACTATCATCTGCAATTTTAGTTCCATTAACAGCATCTGCTGCAATCTTTGCAGTTGTAATAGCACTATCACTTATATTTGTTGTGCCAATAATTTCTGTTGGTATAGATGAATTAGTTTTTGATAAAGCACCAATATAAACATTTGTAATAGCTTCATTAGATAATGAACCACTATCCCATGTTACATTAACAGTTGTGTTGGTTGAAAAAGATGAAGAACTAACTGTTCCAAAAATAGTTCCTGGTGTTGATGCAATTAATTTTATTCTTCTTCCAGCATGATAAACTGAAGTTACATTAGCACCAGCAATTGTAAAAGAAGTAGATGATGCGTATGCTGCTGTATAAGAACCTGATCCATCACCATATTCAATCCATTGTGCATCATTAAACCAATCTCTTGTATTTTTCATTAATGCTCTAATGGCATTATTTAAATTGGAAGGTAACATTCCTTCTGCTGTTGAAATACCATTAAGTGAAGTATTGTCAGCTTGTGTTGTAGAATAATCTTTAATATTACTTGTCATTTAATCTCCTAGAAACCAAGCATATGCTTTATTGTTTTCTTGGTTTTTTTCATTAATTAATGAATTGATAGCTTCTTCAATTTGTCTTTGAAAGAACTCTTGAGTTTCAAAACTATATCTAACATTATCTATATCAGTTTTATCTGTCATCTCAAGCCTGATCTTGATGCAACTATATCAATTCCTTGTGCATCTTTCCAAGCTCCTCCACTTGGTATTTTTACATTAAATTTTACATATCTTCCAGATTGTCTAACTGGATTAATACCTGTTGTATTCATACTTGATACAGATGATTCTGTGCTGTTATCTGATAATCTATCTCTAGTTTTTATAGTAACAGTTGCTTCAGCATCTACAATAGGTCTTACACCTATTATATTTGATCTTGTTCCAGGAAACAACTCTAATTCTGAAGTTTCTATTTCTCCTATATTTTCTGTACCTGAAAAAATAGCAGCTTTAAAATCACTATCTATAGCACCTAATAATAATTGTCCTCCATTCCAAAAATCAGTATCTAATGAAATATTAATATTGTCTAGGTTTTCTGAAATAATATCCATTAACTCAACTGTATAAGCACCAACAAATTGAGAAAATATTGTACTAGCATTAGCATTGGCTGTTGACCATTTTTGTGTAGCATAATTATAAATTAAAACTTTATCACATATACCAGTAGTATTAGATGTATCAGAAGAAGATGGATATAACCAAATTGCTAATTGATTAAATGGATCTGTAGCTGCAACTATTCTATCTGCAAATGCTTTGTTTAAATCTAAATCAAAAAATCTATTTACTTTTTCTGCACCAATAGCAGAAACTTGATCTCCATTAATTTCAAAAAATCCATCATCTGCATAAAAGAATACTCTACGATTATCTTGACAAACAGTTCTTCCTAATACTGCACCTCTATTAGGTGAGATTACTGAAAGTCTAAATACAGTTGCACCACCCACATAGTCCATACGAACTATTTGATTTTGTCTAAATATATAACCAATCTCTCCTGATGTTATGTGTGTAATCTGTCCACCTGAACCTGGTAGGTCTTGCAAGTCTGATTGTTTAGTTCCTGGTTGCCAAGTTGTAATATCATTAATACCAGACCATTGTATTCTATTGGATGCACCAACATGATTACCTGTTACTAAAAAATCTCTTATGACACCTGAACATTTAAATACTGGTACAGTACCTGATGTTCCTATAGTTGATAAATCAGTAAAAGAAGATGATGTTCCCATTAAATAAAATTGAGGTGCATCAACTCCATTACTTACAATTACATAATTACCAAATTGAGTAAATGTAATATAATCTGTTGCATCTCCAGTTAAAGGAGTTCCACCATAAAAACTTGTTACAGTTAATCTAGTTGTGTCAGATGATTCATTTACTAAATTAACATTACCTACAACAGCTCTTGTTACAGTTACAACTGCACCTGATACAGTTGCTGAAAAATCTGCATGACCATTAATAGTATTTTTTAAATTTGTAGCAGTTGTATCGTTATTTGTTTGAACTTGAAATTCATTAGTAGATGGTGATCCAGTTGTTGAAGTAAAAACAATAGATGTGTTGTCATTTTTTTTTAAAGTAACAGTTTTACTTGCACCAATATTTGCATAGTCTGAAACTGTAATTGTGCAAGTTGCAAAAGCTGTACTTAAAACTTTTCCTCTTGCACCTCTTTCTGTGAAAGCTCCACCAGTTAATTCAAAAATAGTTTCTTCATTTGCAACAAAATTAAATACTGTATTAGAGTTATCTCTAAAAGAACCTGCACCTCTTGAATTTTTTGTAATTGTGTTTGTAGAATAATTAACTAATGAAGGAAATCTTTTATAAGAATTTAAAGCATAATAAACATTGTTAGCAACATTAGCACCAGGATTGTTATGCTCTGGTTGGTCAGGTAGCCATTCGCCAAAAGGTACTTGCATTATTCTCCTATTGGTTATTATTTGTTATTGCAACATAGTTATCATTAAAAGAACTAGCAACAGTCACATCACTTCTTTGTTGTAAGGGTGCATTACCATATTGATCTTCTCTATCATTTCTTTCAAGTCTTTCAAGTGCTGTTGAATACATTTGTTGCCATTGTTGAACTTGTCTTGGTTCTATACCACCTAAAAAATTAGCAGCATGATATAAAGATCCATATAAATATATAGCTGGATGATGTGTTAAAATATAATTTGAAGTATTTGAATCTGATAGTGCTGGAAATTTAGCATAGTAATTTAATGTTCCTGTATATGCAGCAGATGGTATTGGTGCAAATCTAAAATTATCTCCAAGTATTGTATAACTACTTGGCATACCAGAAGTAGAGCTTCCTTTGATTTGATCCATTTGTGCAGGTGTAATATATTTTAAAGCATATTTAGTTCCACCTTCAGTTATAAAGAAATCTCTTATCTGTAAAAAATCAGCAGGTATAGATTCTGTTTCTGAATCTATTGTAATAGAAGTAGATGTAATCATTTTTCTAATTCTTAATTTAGAATTTAAATCTGCTTCTGTTAAAACTATAAAATCATCTGCTATTTCTGATGTTAAATCTGATCTGTTTAACCAATTTGCTATTGAAGTTTTTAATGTTGAATAACTAGTTAGTGCCATTATAAATTACCCTCTGCTGTTTTAAATAATCTAAATTCATTAGAATTTAATTTTTTTTTTAATATTTTTTTTTGGACATCTACTGGTAGTCCAAACCAATTGTTACTACCATTATACTCATTTGCCCAGACAGATAAAGCTATTGTTGGAATACTGGCTACTCTTTTCATATCTCTTGATTTAGAATAACCATCATTTAGATTATATAATCTTTTATTATGTTGAATATGTGGATTAATATTAACTTCTTCTTTGGTTACAATTTTACCTTCCATGTCATCTTTTATGTAGGTAGTTTTTTGTAGTCCATCAATAGTAATATCTTTTCTCATACTCTGCCTTGTCCTTTATAACGATTTTTTTTAGCCATTCGTTTTTCGTTTTTGTTCAAATCCTTTTTATGTCGTCTTGGTCTTTTTTTTGGTTTAGGTCTTGGAACAAAGTGAACAAACTTTTGTCTAGCCACTACGCACTCATTTCAGTAACATATACATTTGTAGATGTACCATGAAATACTGCAATCTTTTCGCCAGGTGAAACTTTAAATATTTCTATTTCGCCAGATGGTAAAAGAGCTGATGTTGCACTTGCAGTAGGTGAAGAACCTAAAACAAAATGGCAATTAGCATCTCCAACTACTCTTATGTATTCAGTTTGTGAACCAAATGCAGCAGAAGCTGTTGAAGAATTATTAGTATTAAGTTTCTGTGTAGTACCAGGTCTTAAAGCATAATTATAACTCATTTTTTCTCCTAATTTTTGAGGGGGGAAGTATCGCTAGACAAGATCCCCCCAGTTATTATTTATCTTCTTATAACAAATGTCACAAGTAATTTTTTAGCTCCAGTAGATGCACCATCAGTAATCATTTCGATAGTTCCATCTTCTTCAACTCTATTAGCAGCAGTAGGTTCAGCAGAATCTACAGTACCAGCAGCAGAGCCAGAGTGAGCTACAGTTATTGCACCACCAGTTACAGCAGTACCACCTATTTCAAAAGTAATAGCTGCGTTTGCACCTGATATTGCACCTTGTAAAGCAGTAATAATTTTAATTATTTTACCACCATCAGGTACAGCAACAAATGTTGATGAAGCTGTTGAAATATCTTCTATTTCAGCAGTTATAAAGTAATCGTTTAATGTTCTCATTTTTTATCCTATTTATTTGCTTCGTTCCGACTTCAAAATAAATCTTCAAAGACCAAACAAAATTGTTAATTGATTGATGGGGGATTACTCCCCCACCAAATTAAGTATTATGAAGTAGTTAAGTCTGTAACTAATCCACTAGCTTTTTCGTTTCTTGACTCAAGAGTGTACTCTGCAACCATGAATCTCTGATCTGCGTCAGCAGTTTGAGCTGGTGTTTGTAGAGCAAAATCTCTTAAGAAAGCAACTGCAAAGTAGTCCATCTCTAAAACTAGAGCATCTTGTCCTACTTTAGCAGCAGTAGAGTTTGCACCTCTAATAAATCTATTAGGAGCAACTTGTAAAGTTCCAAAGTCACTTTCATAGACATCAATAGATGTAACTAATCTTCTGTCTTCTGCTTGGTCAAATCTAGTTGAACCACCAGTAAA